AGCAAGTTCCATAGTGTATTCAGCTTTAAGAGCTCTTGATCTAGCAGTTACTGTAGTTTTCTCAATTGAGAAAGCCATTTCAGCAAATGCATTACCAGAAGCGTCTCCAAGTGCTTCAGCAGTAGCAGTAGTCATACCCTCGTTTTTTCTATAAGCGCCAGCTGGGCTGTCGTTTAATAAACCTGGGTTTGTACCTGTGTGTGAACCAGCTGCGTTAGATCCTGAACCAGCACCAGTTTGGCCTGCTGTTGAATCACCCGCTGCGTTTCTTCCTGAGAAATCTGTATCAGCTTCGTCAAATAATGCTTCTGCACCAGTTGCTGAAGTGTATCTACTTCTCATTGCGAAGATTAGACCAGTTGGACCAGTCATAGGTTGTACACCTGCAATGTCGTATGCAATCAAATTAGGCATTGCTCTTCTAACAAGTGAAATTAAAATTGGATCCCAATTTGATGTTCCACCAGTATTGTTAGTAGGCGCTGCTTCTGTCATAAAAGCGTTGTCTTCTTTTTGTGCTCTTTCTTGGTTTTCCAAGATTGTAGCTGTAACGGCACGTCTGTATGAGTCTCCGATTTTTGGTAAATCAGGATGCTCTAGGACTGGCTGCCATTTCTTTTCGTAAGTTTCAGATAAATACATTGTATTTTTCTCCCTCTATATTATTATTTTGACAACTTAATGTCTTTTGTTTTACTTATAGCGGCGCTATAAGCAGCCATGCTGTTTGTTAAATCTGCAGGTTCTACTGTAGATCCATCGCTTACCGCCACATCATCTATATCATTAGATTTAGCTTCTTGTTTACCAAAGTATGACTCTTTAATTGTCGTAACTTTAGTAGTGAAGTCTTCCTCGTTTGAATACTCAACTTCTTCTGCTAGTTTGTTAAATTTCTCTTTTTGAGTATCAGTTAAGTCTTCAGAAACAGCTTTCGCTATATCTTCTCTTTTTAACTCACCAATAGTCTTATTAGATTTAACATTCTTTTCAATTTCTTCGTTAAGTTTCTTTTCAAGGTCTTCTATTTTAGAAGCTTGATCTTCAAGCACATTATATTTTTCATCTGGGACATCAATATAGTGGTCTTCAAATAACTTTTTAAGTCCACCAATAAAGTCCTCAGCAATTTCGCCTTTGATACCTCTTTCAATAGCGATCTTGTTTTCTTGCATCCATTCCTCAACAACATAGTTAAGGTATGAGTCTACTTTTTCAACAACATCAGCTTTATGAGCTTCAGTATCTTCTTTTAATTTAGTTTCATACTCGCCTTGTAATCTTTGTGATTCTTCTTTGACTTTTGCTTTAATCGCAGCTTCAAAGATTGTCGCAGCTTTCTGTTTAAATTCCTCAGATAAATCAGAGTCGCCAATAAGTGCATCTACATCTGCTTTGATATCAAGTTCTGATTCTTCTTTTTTATAAGAAGCTTTCATATCTTTTTTATCTTTGTCATCTGCGTGTGCCATTTCTGCCTTCTCTTTATCTTCTAAGGATTTTTCGTCTGTCTCTTTTGATTCACCTTTAAGTTTTGACATTGCATCAGCAGCGCCAGCACTTTTTTGTTGTGCATCACCAGAAACGGGTTTTGTAGATTTTGAAGCGTCTGGATTGCTGTCAGTCGGTTTTACAACCGCTGGACCTAAGTCTTGTGCATCGTTTTTTAAATGCGTAGGCTCAGCCGCTACAGCGTTTTTCTTCGGAGCATCAGCTTGTGGATTTACCACTTCACTAACTTCCTGTTCCATTGCCTCAATTTTCTTATCTGTTTCGGCCATTGAAATCTCCCTTATAAAAATAAACGTTTATTTTTTGTTTCGTTATAGGATATTTATAAGATTAAAGTTTTTGAAGAAAGTTTTTAAAGATATTAACCTTTTTTTCTTCTAATTCTCTTTTTCTTGTTCTATAAATCTCCATTTTCCAAGCGGCTACATCTTGTTCTTTAAGTACGCCGTTGTCCCATACCCACTCTTTACCTTCCATAATACCTTCTACGAAAGCGTCAGGAGCAGATGGGTCTGCTACAATATCAGCAGCGGTTGCGATGTAAAAATCGTCTTTTACAACATTAACGCCACCTCTTTGTACTAACGAACCCATACCACGAGAAGATACACCCAATTGTGCGCCCTCATCAATAAGACCTTTTACAATCTTACCATATGGTGTGTTCATTATTTTTGCTTCACCAATAAAATTATTACCATCTGGATAGAGTTTCGTAATCATATGCGATACTCTTTCTAGGTTAACAGTTGGTCCGTCAGGGTGTCCTAACTCGCCAAACGCTCTTTTTTTATTGACAAATTCTTGGTTATATCTTTTTACTTCTTTCATTAGTACATCTTTTGGATATACTCTTCCATTTCTATTTTTTATTTCACTCTGTAAAAAAATACCTTTGATTTTGTAGTCTTTCTTACCGTTAGTTTCTTCTATAAGATACTCGGCATTGTTTATTTCTTCGGAAATTAGTTTCATAAATTCTCTCTCTTTAACTTATATATTTATACTATTTTTTACCTAAACTCAACAATAATCGTGTAATTATCACCACTTGCGAAATTTTTAGTTGATAGAAGAACATCACCAGTAGGAGTACCAGCATTGTTTGGAATACTATTTCCATCTGTTCTAAAGTCCATAAAACCATTACCAGATAAGAATAATGCAGTTGCATTTGTTGTTCCGTCCCAAATCAACTCTACGCCTGACTTATTATCTGATGTATTGATAGAGTAATATACTCTCGCAATTGATCTATTTGCATCTTCTGACATAAAAGTAAGTTCAGATGCATCTACTTTTTTTACTAAAGTTTCACCAGTTCCATCAGAAAAATTTGTAAGTTTTGCTACAAATTTGACACCTGAAGTATCTGATATTGTTTGTGTTGTTACTGCGTCAGCCATTAGTTTGTATATCCTGATTCTTTTTGCGCCTCTATTACTACGTTATAACTTGTAACATTAGAATCGCTTGTTAGTAAAATGTCACCGATTGCATCTTTAATTCTATCTTCACTTGGTTTCAATCCGTAGTTTCCTCGACCCGTAATCTCTACCTTTTTTTCTATATCGTTTTTAAAAAATATTGTACACTTTCCAGTGCCTAATATTTCATAATGTATATCTGCGATTGAAACTTTTGGTTCCGAAGTCGCTTGATTTGAATTAACTACATCTACCAAAGTCTGTTCGTCTTCACTTCCAACTCCATTCGCTTTAACTATAATGTTAAAACTATTATCCGTTAGCTTGGTAGCCGTAATCATAATTAACTTCTTGGTGAACCAACAGCTGATGCATGACCATCTGCCATTGTAATTTTATCGTCTGCTGCTTTTTCAATAATTACTGTATCACCTGCTGCATGTAAATATACTTGACCTAATACTGTACTATCCAAACTTCTTATTTCGATAGTTTGAGTACCACTAGTTGCTGTACATCTAACAAAATGAGCACGACCAATATCATTAAGTGATGGATTGTTTACCACATTACCTTTTGCTATTACTGTTGACATTATTTGTCCTCTCCTAATTTTTCAATTACTTCTTTATCAAAGTAATCTTCTATTTGTTTAACTTCTAAATTATGTATAGCAGCAACTTCTTTAATTGCGCTTTCAAATCTTTCTACAATGTTACCTTTCGCTTCTTTAAAAAACGAAAATACATCTTTTACAGCGTCTTTCATATTAGGCGAAAGACTATTGTAAGCTTGTGAATCTATTAATAGATTCTCTTTAACTATTCTGCTCACCTGCATTGACATCTACTCCTACCATGGTATCTGCTGTACCATCTTGTGTTAAGTCCATTTCTGCGGAACCATCTTTGACATCATTACTAGTTTGCACTTGTCCATCTGCTGTAAAAGTCCCTATATCAGCTATTTCTGGTTTAGGGTCACTGTGTGCTTCTGCTTCAGGTATAGGGTTATCTATTTGATTAAACAAATTACCAGCCATATCTTTTCTATGTGCGTCTAACGTTGAACCAACTTTAACTCTTAA